GGGCATTCCAATCGATAAGATCTTGTCTTCGCCAACCAACCCTTTTCAGGATGGCAAGCTCTTCTTCGTCGGTCTCACTACCGCAACGATGTTGCGCCTTTCAGGCTCGCACTCGTTCGGTTGTGGAGAAGGCCGTAGGGACCTGGTCGCGACTCTACAGTTGCGACGCTATCCCTCTTCCTCTACTCCCGGGCGCGTCATGCAGCGAATTCGCAAAGCATGTGAAGTCGTTTATCGGCTTCTCGTGCCCCCTCCCCACCTCCTCCTCGGCTGTACTGTCTTGGCAGTCGATCAAGAAGCTTCTTCCTGCTTCATGCAAATGCATGGAAGCGGGGCTTCTGGAAAACACACTGAAGACATTGTCGGGCGAGCGTCCTGCTCTCCCCCCCGGTTACCTCAACTTCGTCCGCACCAAGTGTACTTCGCTCTTTAAGAAGCACTGGGATCGTCACTACGTGGAGCACTGTCTTCGGACCAGTCCTCCTCTTAGCGGCGTCATTGAAAATGGACGGAGTGGGGGCGGTTCTCATGGTCTGGGTCATGATCGGATCTCTTTCCTCGACATTGTCGTGGAAGGAAAGCCGTTCAACGCGTCTATCCAGGCGAAAGCGATGGTGGTGCAGTCTGCTGGGAAACCTCGTCCTCTGACGAAGTTTTCCGCCGACTCCCTCATCCTTAAGCCTCTTCATGACACGCTGTATGATCACATCAGCCGTAAGAACTGGGTCCTTCGCGGTGATCCCGATAAAGCCAAGTTCAACGAGGCTGGGTTCGCTGAGTCGCATGATCACGTGCTCGTTTCCGGTGACTACGCATCGGCTACCGACGGTCTTTCGATCGAGGTAGCCGAGGCGATCCTAGAAACGGCACGCGAGACTGCTTTCTCGGTTCCGAACCCTGTTTGGGAGTATGCGATGGCCCTTTTGCGTCCCGACGTTCTTGTTCCGAAGGAACTCGGCGGGGGGAGGTTTAGGGTTTCCCGTGGTCAGATGATGGGCTCCTACTTGAGCTTTCCGCTTCTGTGTCTACAGAATTGGTTAGCTTTCCAGTGGACCTGCTCAGAGTCTGGCGTGCGGGGCTTGCCGGTGGTCGTGAACGGCGACGACATCTTGTTCGGTTACCCGAAGTCGATGGCGCCGTGGTTTTTTGACCGTTGGGTGAGTGTCGTGTGCTCGATTGGTCTTGTCGTGGAGCAGACGAAAACGAGTGTTTCGGCAGAAGAGGCTACGATAAACTCAACCCTCTTGCGCTGGGATTCGAAGGGGAGGCTGGACGTTGTCCAGACTCCTCGCCTCGGTTCCCTGCGTGAGAAGGAGTTGTGTGTTACCGTTGGTCGCGACTTCTCGGCATTTGTCAAGTCCGTCCCGCAGGATGTTGCCTTCGTGGCTGCGAGGGAGTTTTTTAAGTGGCACGTTGCAGCAATGCGACGTCTGCCATCTTTTGACGCTTCCGAGTTGCACTTTCGTGGGCGACTGGCTCTCCGCATGGCGAAGATCTTCGGGCTTTTTCGGCCTAAGGATCGTTTCCTTGCGGTGCCACCGGCTCCTGCCAAGCATGATGTGGTCATTCCAGCTGGAATGATCACGCGAGTACCCTCCGATGGCCTAAGCTCGGAGTTGCGTTGTTTGAACGCGGCTGAAATGACGTGCTGGAAGTGGGACGCGGACTATTCCCACTCTGGAGCGATCATCAAATACTGTGTGAGGCTGTCTTGTCTGCGGTGGGAGGACTTTGTCCAGCCCGGATTCAACGAACTTCGGTTCGAGGAAAACGGCGGGTTTGGTTCTCTTACTTGCAGCAAGACGGTCTCTGCCACGCAGCAGGCCAAATTCTACTTCCAACCCCCCGC